GCAATCACATCTCATTTTGTTTCCTCACTAGCAGCACCAGCCCAAGGGAAATGGAGGTGGATCCTGCTCCATCAACTGCCCCAAAGCCCACACGGAAGAGAGTGAACAACTCTGGAGAAGAAATCGGGTCCGGGGGGAAAAGGGCTCTGACTGGGCTATCCCTCACCCAGAAGGTTGCAATTCATCATGCCATTGCTCTGATGGTGTACCATGTGGTCATCGACATCTTCAAGTGCACCATAATAGATCTGATCACAGATGTGAATATTGGGGTGTACGCCATGAATCAGATTTGGTCCATTCACAATTACTTCCGGACCAAGAACAACAGCGGGAGGAGCTCCATTGGTGCAAAGATAGACAATGCAACGGATACTTACCAATTCATTCTTCATGGGAGAACCATCACTGTGAACAAAGAAGAACTGAAGGGAGTGTACAAGAGGTGTATCACCACTTACTTCGACTGGGACAAGATGAATGACTGGATGGGGAGTGTTCATACCATCATGGCTCTGTGGAACCTCTTTGGCTCGCGGCTCAGTGAAGTGCGCATTATGCCCAGCGCCAACACAATAAGTGTGGAAAAGGACAACCGAACTACGGTGGTGAAAGACTTCAACCAGTATGGAATCCCTGCGGGAATGAGACACTTTGCTACTGGGGCCGATTTCAAGCCCACCATGAAGTCAGCATTGGCTCAATCCATGGGACCAGTGACAGTCTTGGTGCAGCTGTCCGAGGCCAAAGACAACCAGTACGCAGGGAAATGGGTGGATGCCCTAAAGCGGGCTTTTTCGCACATCCCCCACATCGACCAGATTGCCAAGTTCATGCTCGCCAACAAGCCTGCTGTCCTCACCAAAATCAATGGATACCTAATGGCCATCGCCGGATACACGGGCACTAGAGAGCAGAAGAGGATTGCTTTCCCACCTGGCACCCTCGCATACTTGCTGCATGATCTAGACAAGGAAAACAAACTCCATTTCAATGAGGACCGCTGCTCCAAATTTGACTTCTCTGGGGCTGGAGCCTTTCGGATGTATTCTCATTTTCTCAAGGTATGCAAAAAGAACCCATTGAGAATGAATATCGCAGACCCGGGGAAAGCACGGCAGCTCCTCTTCCACACTATGTTTGGGACCCATGTAGAAGACTTTGGGATCCTCCAATCCATGACAGACGTCAGCGACTGGCTGAAGAGAAAAGATTTTGAGGAGGAGTTTAAAACTCTCCGTGCAAGTCATGCTCGAGTTGAGGGCAACTTCTACCCAATAGAGATGAGATATTACTCCAAGGTCTGCTCCAGCCTCAACACCAAGATGATTGGGGGCGGGTCTGCTCCGGTGACAAATTGTCAAATTTTCTCAGGAAATCGGAAAAGGATAGTTACTGAAGGCCTCAAGAGTCTTGGACAGCAAGGGGTGGGGGCTGGCTTGTCAGCACTTGATAAGGATTCCATTGAGAAGCTACTAAGGGAGCATCTTGAATCAATCAAAGCAGCCTTCGGCGACAGTTTTGAGGCAGGGACTGTTAAGTGGCGGAAATTTGATGGGCTCACCTGGGACAAAGAGGGAGACGAAGTTGAGATGAGGCCTGGGGAAGTGGGTGAAATCTACTGGTCCAACTGAAGGGGGCAATTCAAGTCAAAGGGGGCGATGCCAAGTTTATTCATTGTGGGCCTGCTGCATTGCTGATAGGAAAAAATGAGATTGTGATTGCT